GAACTAAAAATCATAGAAGAAGTTTCTGTAAATTCTGAATTTGATGCAGAAGAAATCGTAGAAATGGAAGATACTCTTTCTCTACTTAAAAAATATGTTGATGAATCTGAAATTACCTTAAATAAGAATAAGGTCAAAGAATTAATAGAATCAATTCACCAACAGTCATTTCAATTACAGTAATGTACATTCTAACAGTTACTAACAAAAAGAATGAAGGAGCTTATGCAATTACCAATAAGTATGGAGAAAGAGTGCTGTATCTTTTTGAAGAGGAAGATGATGCAGAAAGATATTTGGGAATGTTAGAAGAATTAAATTATCCTGAAATGGAAGTAACTGAAGTTAATCAAGAAGCTGCCATATTAGCATGTGAAAGGATGAGCTATCAGTATGTTATAATTACCCCAGAAGATATTGTTATTCCCCCTGATTATGGTAAAATTTATAAGTCTAAAATATAAAAACTTTTTATCTTCTGGAAACTATTGGACAGAAATAAATTTTGTTAAAAATAATTCTACAATAATCTTAGGAAGAAATGGTGCAGGAAAAAGTACTTTTTTAGATGCCTTAACGTTTTCTTTGTTTAATAAACCATTTAGAAAAATCAATAAGTCTCAATTAGTCAATTCTTTAAATGAAAAGGATTGCTTAGTAGAAATAAATTTTGAGATTGGACAATCTAGTTGGAAAATTGTTAGAGGTATCAAACCAAACATTTTTAAAATTTATAAAGATTCTGTTGAATTAGATCAACTTGCTTCGTCTAATGACCAGCAAAATTGGTTAGAGCAATCTATATTGAAGTTAAACTACAAGTCATTCACCCAGATAGTGGTCCTAGGATCCTCCAATTTTATACCTTTTATGCAATTATCCTCTCAACACAGAAGAGAGGTTGTAGAGGACCTTCTGGACATTAGAATATTCTCTACAATGAATGACATTGCAAAGGGTAATATTAAAACATTAAAAGATGAAATAAAAGAGTATCAATATAAAAAGCAAAATATTAGTGATAAAATTGAAATTCAACGTAGTTTCTTTGAAGAGATAGAGAAAAGAAATAATAGTGACATAGAAGAAAAGAATAGTAAGGTTGATAAAATCCAAGAGGAACTGGATTTGATAAATGGAATAACTGAGAAACTAATTTTAGATGCAAATACAAAAAATGATGATCTAAAAAATATCTCAAATCCTGCTGTCAAATTAAAAAAACTGGAAGAATTAAAAATTAAATTAAATCAAAAAGTATCAAATATTACTGAAGAGTATAATTTTTTCAAAGAAAATAGGGTTTGCCCTACATGTACACAATCTATTGAAGATGATTTTCGATTAAATAAAATAGCAGACATTGATAATAAAAAAAATCAATTTAAGTCTGCATGTGAAGAACTTGAAAAAACAATTCAAGAAGAACAACAAAATGAAAATAAATTTATAGAAATTTCCCAGGAGATTACTAAACTCAATAATGAAATCAATCATAACAATGTTAAAGTTTCTGAACTCAAAAAACAGTGCAGAGACTTACAACAAGAAATTCAAAAACTTGTCTCAAGAAACCAAGACACTGATTCTGAATATGAAAAGTTAAATTCCTTAAAATCAAGTTTAGATGAAATTCTAACTGAAATTTCTAACAAAAAAGAAGAACTTTTACACTACGAATTTATTCATCTTTTATTAAAAGATGATGGTGCTAAGACCAAAATAATTAAAAAATATTTACCTCTTATAAACAAGAGTCTAAACAAATATCTAGATCTAATGGAGTTTCCTGTAAACTTCACTTTAGATGAGGAGTTTAATGAGAAATCTTTAAATCCATCTTATGAAGATTTCTCATACTCTTCATTTAGTGAGGGGGAAAAAATGCGAATAGATCTTTCTCTTTTGTTTACATGGAGAGAGATTGCTAAGGTAAAAAATTCAGTCAATACAAATCTATTAATTTTGGATGAAGTCTTTGATAGTTCATTGGACGATTTTGGAACTGATAATTTCACTAAGATAATCAAATATGTAATAGAAGATTCTAATGTATTTGTTATTTCTCATAAACCAGATGAATTGATTGACAAATTTGATGATGTTATTAGATTTGAAAAGCAAAAAGGATTCAGTATGATGGTTGACTGTGATTGAAAAATGTGATATTGTAATAGTTGACTAATTAAAAATTTTATTATGATTGGGCCTGATGACGAAAAAAATTATGCAGACATGATAAAATCTGGATGGACTATGACTGATGATGGGTTTTGGATTCCTCCTGAAGATAACACTATTAATTTGACTATGCCAGAAAATACTAATAAAAATGGTTTTTGGAAATATAATGAAGATAAGACTTTAAAACAAATTGAAGACTATCTTACAAGTACCTATAAATCTCATTATACTTCAGACCAATCTAATACTCAAACTCTTGACTTAATTGAAAGTATTGGAGATGCTGAACCTTTTACAAGGTCTAATGCTATTAAATATCTTTCTAGATTTGGTAAAAAGAATGGAAAGTCAAAACTTGATATTTTGAAGGCAATCCATTATTGTATTCTTCTATATAACTTTGCTGGACTACACAATGAAACTAAAGGCACCTATGAAACTTTCTGATAATACTATTACTGTCCTGAAGAATTTTTCTTCTATTAATCAATCTATTTTTGTTAAAAAAGGTTCTAAGATTAGAACCATGTCTATCCTTAAGAACATTTATGCAGAGGCAAATGTAGAAGAAGAGTTCCCTAAAGATTTTGCAATTTATGATTTGAATGAATTTCTTAATGGTCTAAGTTTGCATCAAGACCCAGATCTAGATTTTACAAATGACACTCACCTTGTCATTAAAGAAGGTAAACGTAAAGTAAAATATTTCTTTGCAGATCCTGAAGTTATTGTATCCCCTCCAGAAAAAGATATTAATCTTCCAAGTCAAGATATTTGTTTTGAGTTAGAGCACTCTCAACTAGACAAATTGATTAAGGCATCTGCTGTTTATAAACTGCCAGATCTTTCTGCCATTGGTGGTGCTGGTGTTATTCGTTTGGTGGTAAGAGATAAAAACAATGACACTTCAAATGAGTATTCAATTATTGTAGGAGAAACTGATTCAGAGTTTGTTCTTAATTTTAAAGTAGAAAACATTAAAATTATTCCTGGATCATACAATGTAATTATTTCTACTGGGAATAATTGTATTGCTAAGTTTATTAATGAGAAATATAGTCTTAATTATTTTGTAGCACTGGAACCAGATTCATCTTTTAATTGATTCCTTGATTTAATTTATTATGAGCAAAGATTTTCTGTGGGTTGAGAAATGGCGACCCAAAAAAATTGAAGACTGTATTCTGCCAGCATCTATTAAAAAAACATTTCAGGACTTTGTAGAAAAAGGAGAAGTGCCAAACTTACTCCTTTCTGGTCCTGCTGGATGTGGAAAGACTACAGTAGCAAAGGCATTGTGTGAGCAATTAGGAGTAGATTACTATGTCATCAATGGATCTGATGAAGGACGATTTTTGGACACGGTACGGAACCAAGCAAAGAACTTTGCTTCGACCGTCTCACTTCAAGCAACTGGAAAACACAAAGTCATCATTATTGATGAGGCTGATAACACAACCACAGATGTACAACTCCTTCTTAGGGCTAATATTGAGACGTTCTATAAGAACTGTAGATTCATCTTCACATGTAACTACAAAAACAAAATCATTGAACCACTCCACTCAAGATGTGCAGTTGTTGAATTCAACATTAAAGGAAAAGAAAAAGCGCAGTTGGCAGGATCCTTCTTCAAGCGTTTACAGAACATCTTGGATGAAGAAAGCATCAAGTATGATCAAAAAGTCCTTGTACAAATTATCAATTCCTATTTCCCTGATTGGAGGAGGGTACTTAATGAATGTCAAAGATATGCTGTAAGTGGTGAGATTGATTCTGGAATTCTTGCTACCTTCAGTGATGTATCTGTAAATGATCTTATTAGACAACTTAAGGATAAAAATTTCCCAGAGGTTAGGAAATGGGTTACTGCTAATTTAGATAATGATTCTAGTGTAATTCTTCGTAAAGTCTATGATGCTCTTTATGAGCAATTAGATGGTCCTAGTCTAGCTGCTACAGTCTTAATTGTTGCTAAGTATCAGTATCAAAGTGCTTTTGTTGCAGATCAAGAAATTAATCTTCTTGCAGCACTGACTGAAATTATGGT